GCAGCATTTGGTCCTGTATGGGAAACTATCCGTAGCGTTGTAATGCCTTTTGGTGAGTCACAAGATGCAATCGGTGGACTTGCCCCAGCATGGTTGCGTAAGACTTTCTACTATGCAATCAATGACCAGAAGACAGTTGAGCGTGGTATCAAGGACTGGGCATCATACCTAGCATCTACTGGCAAGTATGGAGAGAATCCACTTGCTGATGATACTGCCCGTAATCAACTATTTGATGACGCATCAAAGATGTCTCGTGGTGTAGGACTACTACAAGCACTATTCCAGAACATTGCACCTGCTACACCTTCTAGCGAAATCTTTACAAAGATTCCTACAAACAAGGGTAAGTTGGACTTTGCTAGCATGACAATGCTCTATAGCATGTGGGACCAGATTAGCAAGAAGCATCCTGGGGATTACATGAAGGCTGTTACTGAGTTCTCAGATGAGTTCGGTGAGGATAACCTTCTTGCGATTATGGGTGGTTCTTCTCGCTCTGTTACTGGTACTGCTGATGCATGGACATTCTTAAATCAGAACCCAGAAGTAGCAGATACTTATGCTACAAAGAGCGGTGACATTATTCCGTTCTTCTTCCCTGGTGGAGAGGCTGCTACAGCCTACTACTCATGGCAGAAGGCTACAGGACGTCGTGAGGCTTTAAGCCGCGAAGAACTAGCAGGAGCAGCAGAAGAACTTGTCTACAAGATGGCTAAGTCTCAGATTTCTGACATGCAGGCTGCTGGTGGATATTCAGATGTTTGGTATGCACAAGAAATCAATGCTCTCAACCAGCGTTTTGGTGGTGCAGCACCTGCATCATTAGTAACAGTTGGTACTGACCAAGAGCGTATTGCTAATGTCGGTAAGGCTTTAGCAGATGACCGCTTCCAGGATTCACCTATCTATGATGAAACACTGCAATTCTACAGAGCATATGCGCAGGCTATTGATTTATTAAAGAGCGCAAGAGTAACTGCAGACCCAGACTTAGGTAGTTCACACTGGTATGCAACATCTTTACGTACAAACCTAGAGGCACTAGGCAATCAGTTAGTGCTACAGAATCCAGCATTTGCACCAATGTATTACCGTGTATTTGCAGGAACTATGAAAGTGAAGGACTAAAGTGGCTGATGTAAAATATCCAACAGCAGATTCTGCTAGAGCAGCAGCAAATACTGCCTATTACTCAATGGGCAATATGGCTAATGCTAACGCTGCATCAGTTGCTGCACGTGTTAGAGCAGAGGGTTCTTTATATACAAGAGCACTTGCTACAGCAGATGCAGTGGCATTCAGCAACTTGTTTGCTCAAGAGTTAGACCGCCTTCGTGCTCAACAACGTACAGATGGATATGGAAACAATGCCAACTACTTACAGGCTCTACTGCGTTCAGCAGGTGGTTCTAAAGGAACTACTCCACTAGGTTCTTTTGACCTATCAGACACCAAGGCTTTACGTGAAGCCATGGTTGCTTCTCGTCTTAATGGTGTTGAGTACTTCACATTCCTTGAGGATATGAGCAAGAACGGTATTGGCACTGGTGGCCCTAAGACTAAGTTCAGCAAGGATGCATCTACTGCTATCAACCTAATTGATAAGTCAGATGCTACAACAACCTTTAGCAAAGGATTCTATACAGCCTTCGGCATGATGCCATCAGAAACTCAAATTACAGCCTTCATGAATAAGTTCAACGCCAAGGCTAAGCAAGAGGCAGTTACAACCACCTATAGTGGTACTACAACTACCTCTAAGAGTGGGTCTACTGGCAAGAGTACAACTATCCGTAGCGGACTTGGTTTTACAGAGCAAGAGCAGGCAAACTACTTGGCTAAGTACCTAGGTTACTACACTGAGATTACTCCTGAGGTTTCAGGTGCATCTAAGGTTGTCCTAGACGAGATTCGTAATACTTACAAGAACAATGGGTTGCAGGAACCAGCATTTGAGTCAATGGCTAAGATAGTCAAGGATGTTATCTCAACTGGTGACTCTGAGATGGCTAAGCAGAAGATTGCAGAGGCTAAGCAGAAGATTCGCACCCTTGCAGCCAAGTTGAATCCTGGTGCTGCTGACCTTCTTGCATCAGGTGAAGACATGAGCACAATTTCTGAGCAGTACATTAAACTTGCTGAGTCAGTAACCAAGAAAAAGTACACAATTGATTCACCTCTTATCAAGCAAATGGTAAACATGAAAGATGATAAAGGTGCCATCCGCTCAGCGACAAACTGGGAAGCATACGAAATTATTAGAAAGAGCAGTGACTGGGATACTAGTTCTGATGCTTATTCAACATACAGCAATATCGGTGATGTTTTGACATCTAAGTTGGGATTATAATATGCCTTGGAGTTTACAAGACCTTGGAGACTTTGCTCTCGATTTAGCAAAAGATATTACTGGTATCAATAACTTCTCGAATGCTGCAGATGCCTTTAAGCGTGCATCAGAAACCGCTAATGCTGTAGATGGTGATGTAGGTGAAGCAATAAGTGCTCTTCCTTCTTATGTAAAGGATATTGGCGTTGGTGTAGGACAAACAGCAGTTGGTGCTGCTACTGCGCTCTTAAACTTAGACGTAAAAGCAAAAGCAGGACAAACATTAGCAAAAGTAGCAACAAAAGGACCAGTAGTAGGATTAGGTGAAAAACTTGGCGCTGCTATTAGTACCAAAGTAACCAAAGCAGAAGTATTATCTACTACTGCTGGCAAGAATGCTACAGCCACTGCTAAAAGCGCTGACGAAGCAAAAGCGGCTGCTCAAAAAGCCGCTGCTGAGGCAACCGCTGCAAAGAAGGCTGCTGCTGAGGCTCAGACTAAGGCTGATAATGCTAAGACCGCAGATGCTGCAAAGAAAGCAAATGAAGCAAAATTAAAAGCAGAACAAGAAGCCAAGGATGCACTTGCTGCTAAGAAGGCAGCAGATGAAGAAGCAAAAGCCGCTGCTGCTGCTGCCAAAAAAGCAGCAGAACAAAAAGCCGCTGCAGATAAAGCACTTGCTGCTGAAAAGGCTGCAGCAGAACAAGCAGCAGCAACTGCTAAGGCTAAACAAGATTTAGAAGCCCAAGCACAAGCACGTAGAGACGCTACTGCTGCTGCACAGAAGGCTCGTCAAGATGAACTTGATGCAAAGGCTAAAGCCCGTGAAGAAGCCGCTGCTAAGCGTGCTGAAGAAACCGCTGCTGCTAGAGCAAAGGCAGCAGATGAAGCCGCTGCTGCTAAGGCTAAGCGCGAAGAAGATGCTCTTAATGCTAAAGAAGAATTAACTGCTAAACAACAAGCGCGCAAAGACGAACTTGAACAAATAAGACTCAAGCGTGAAGAAGATTTAAGACTTAAGCGTGAAGCCGATGCAAAAGCAAAAGTCGATGCTGCCGAGGCGAAAGCAAAAGCAGATGCCGAAGCGAAGGCAAAAGCCGAAGCAGAAGCAAAGGCGAAAGCCGAAGAAGAAGCCGCTGCAAACGGTGGTAAAGGTGATGGTACTACTGTAACTCCAAAAATTCTAGACCCTGACGGTGCTGATGGTGGTGACGGTGCAGGAGACGGTGCTGGCGATGGCGCTGGTGATGGTGCAGGCGATGGTACTGGTGACGGTACTGGAGATGGCGGAGATGGCACTGGCGACGGCGGAGACGGCGGAGACGGCGGAGACGGCGGAGACGGTGGCGACGGCACTGGAGACGGTGGCGGCGGTGGTGGCGGTGACAAAGGCGGTCCTGCTATAGATGGCGGTGGTGACACTGTAGACGGCGGTGACGGTGGAGGCGGCGGAGGAGGCGGCGGCGGAGGAGGCGGCGGTGGGGGAGACAACACTGTTGCAACAGATACTTTTGACAAGACTTGGTTAATCCTTCGTGCAAAGTTAATTGCTGCAGGACTTCCAACAAAGACTGTTGATGACAGTGTTACATACTTTAGAACAATCATCAAAGATGGAACATTCTCAGGTGATACAGAGATTAACGATGTAGTTGACCAATATTTATATCTTCCAACTTATAAGAGTAAGGCTGGAACAGATGTTGAGTCACCTTACTATCGTGACTTTGGTTCATACAATAACCAACTTAAGGTACCAAAGCAGCCAAAGGAATTAGTTCCACTGGTTCTTGGATATCAGAAGTTAGTTGATAAGTATCAGGTTAACTCTAAATTTGCTGAAAGAGACTCTATTCAGAAGTATCTACAAAATGATGTTTCTGTTGCTGAACTAGATGAACGCATGAATGCTTCACGACTTCGTGGAATCAATGCTGACCCTAATTATCTTAAGACTCTTAAGGACTTAGGATATATTACAGATGGCTCAGACTTAACAAGTTTCTTCTTAGACCCTTCAATTGGTACTATCGAACTTGAATCTCGCCGTAAGACTGCAGCATTTGCTACAGAAGCAGTACGTCGCAGTAATGCAGGTATCACTCTTGATGCAGCATCTGCTCAGGCTACCGCTGCTCGTTTAACAGCACTTGGTTACTCTGAGGCACAAGTCAGCAACCTTGCTGGTGAAGGATATGAGAATATTGCTCAGCAGTTGAATCCAGTTACAGCCCTATCAGGTATGTATGAGAAGACTGGTGAGAGCGCAAGCGCACTTGCTCCAGTTATTCAGAAGGAACTTGAGTCAGAGCAGTTCTTAGGAATGGCTTCACAGCGTCGTAAGAAACTTGCTGAACAGAATATCAAGGCCTTCCAAGGTCAGTCAGGTATGAGCCGTTACGGCCTAACTAGCGGCAGCGCTAGCAGCATCATATAAAAATCCTTTGCGGACCCATCGGCCCCGTGAAGTGTACAAGACCGATAGTACAAGCCAGGAACAGATACCCCGTCTGTGATTGAGGTGTGCGACAACTACTAACAAAGGGAGAAAATCGCTATGAGCGATAACCGCGACAACATATGGGATGACGAAGAAGATAACGATTTTGAATCGTTTGACGCTGATACCGACCTAGTAAAGAAACTTCGTAAGGCCCTCAAGGCTGAACAGAAGCGAAACAAGGAGTTAGAGTCAACTTTGGGTGACCTAACTAAGTCCCAGAAAGAGCGGATTTTGAAGGATGCACTTGCATCCCGAGGTGTCAATCCTAAGATTGCACAATTCGTACCATCAGATATCGAAGCATCTGAAGATGCTATCGGGGCCTGGCTAGACAGTAATGGCGATGTCTTTGGATATAAGCCATCAGAAAAGTCAAAGGTTGCCCAACAGGATATCGCAGCGATGCAACGTATGGATAGTGCACTTACAGGGGCTGAGACACCAGCCTCATCAGATGACTTGCTCAATCGTATTACGAATGCAGGTTCAGAGGATGAGATTTTATCCATTCTAAGCGGTAACTAAAACCGCACACTAACCAGAAGGGAGATATCTCCAAATGGCAGATGTCTTTTCAACAACAACCTCTGGGTTAGGTTCCAATCTTGTAACTATGGCGTATGACAAGTTGATTGAACTCAACTTGCGTTCAACACCACAGTTCCGCGCAATCGCGGACAAGAAGGTCGGAAACCCAACTCACGACGGTTCTTCAATCCGTTTCCAGTTCCACAACGATATTGCTGACACCACAATTGCTGGTGCAACACTCGCTGAAACTGTAGACCCAGATGCAGTAGCACTACCAGCGACAACAACTCTTGATGTTACACAGCAAGAACTAGGTCGCGTAGTACTTCCAACACGCAAGTTGTCACTTATGACTCTTGCTGATGTAGACCCATGGATTGCTAACGCAGTCGCATTCAACATGGCAATGACAATGGATGCTGGTGTTGCTGCTGTTCTTGATGCAGGTACAAACGTCATCCGCGAATCTGCTGGTGCACTTTCAACAACTGCAGCAAAGTCAACAATCACAACAACAGACACATTCAAGGGTCGCGACGTACGTTACGCTGTAACAAAGTTGCGCGCTGCTAATGTTGCTACTCGTGGCGGAATGTATGTTTCATACATCCACCCAGAAGTTTCACATGACCTCCGTACAGAGACAGGTAACAACATCTGGCGTACACCACACGAGTACCAGAATGCTGGTCCACTACTTGCTGGTGAACTAGGCGCATGGGAAGGTGTTCGTTTCATTGAAGCACCAAGTATGACAAATACAATCTCAGGTGCAGCACTAACAGCACTTGCTACTGCTCCTGCAGTAAGCGGTGCTTCAGGTGCATTCACAATCGTAGTAGCAAATGGCGCATTCGGTGGCCTTGCTGAGGTAGGAGATGCAATCTCAGGTACTAACGTAGGTACATCTGCTTTGATTACAGCAATTGAAGTTGGCGCTACAAACACAACACTTACAGTGTCTGTCGCTAACTCAGGAACTGTTGGAACAAACACACTTACAGTTACTCCAAAGGCACGCGTTTACAACACTTACGTACTAGGACAGCAAGCACTTGCTGAGGCAGTATGGAAGGAACCAAGCATTGAGTTTGGTAACGTTGTAGACAAGTTGAACCGTTTCCGCCCAGTCGGCTGGCACGGTATCATCAACTGGGCTATCTATCGCCAGGCTGCTCTATACCGCATTGAAACTGCTTCGTCAGTTCGTATCTAATCTAAGTAATTAGATGGGTGGGGCAGGGGGAAACTCCTGCTCTATCCATAAAACGGCTTAGGAGGCTAAATGGCATATAGATTCACAACACCTACAGTGAGCGAAGGCCCTGCAGGTGAAGGTCGCTTATTCAGTCGTTACAGGCTCGTAAGAGGCATCACAGTTCTCAAGATAGATGGTGAATACTTTGAACTTCGCTATCCATCCTCAGAAGAGGTTGAGGCTGCTGAGAAGGCTTACATCGGAGGATATTCCTACGAAGTAGATGCTGCAGAAAAGGCTGCTCTTGAAGCAGCAGGATACACAGTGGAGACGGTATGAGACACAGACAAGACCATCCAGAGGATGTTGAAGGTTGCTTTGGATGCAAGGTAATTGGACTTCAAATGAGT